ACCAATTCACCGGTGAGCTGGCTGCGGGGATACACCAAGGGTGCAGTGCTGTCCGCGTCCTCAATTGACCTTACCTATCTGCTGACCTCTCTTGTACGCTTTGCCATTCTGGAAACTGACAATAATGAATGCGCAGACGGTATCCGGGAAATCCCGGATAAGTTTGTCAGCGGTTTTCCGAAATCAGCAGCTCCGATAGAACTTGATGAACCCGGCATCATCATAAAATGGCCGGATGGTGAACTGAACACCGCAGCCACAAGAAAATACATATCTGATGACGAAATCCGAAATGATGTTGACGTTTTGAAGAAGATGCTCAGCAAATACAAAAAGCCTGATCTGCTGCCTGTGCCGCTTGTCGTGGATGAGACGGAGATGGTCTATGTTGAGGCCTTGTATGCGGCTTATGCAAGTGCGGAGGATGTTCCGAAATATACCCGCAGGGATGTCGACCGGAATCGGCGGTATAAGAAGGACTTTGCATATCAGCGGAAATGCTATTATGCGACCGAAACAATCAGGCGGTCACTGCAGGATGCACTTCTTCCTATAGAGTACAAAGAATTCGATGAAATGCGTGAAGAGGTCAAGGAGGGCATCAGTCCGGTTATGATTCCTTCATATGATAATGGGTATAAGCGGCTGACAGCAGTAACGAGCCAGGCCGCTCTGGTGCCGATCACCCGTTCACAGATCGCACTTCTTCCCGGATGGATAGGTGCTGCAGAGAAAGTCGGCATGTGCCACATGCTTGCGAACAGAAAAGAAATACAGTGGGTGGATGAAGATGACGGAACTGTTTAATACCCCGTTCGAAACAGCCCTCCGGGTACTGCTGCTCCTGGAATCTGAGGCAAGAACGGATTTTTCAATTAACATGATTGCGGCTGTGGACTTTGCTGCCTTGTACGGAAGAAGCTTTGCTTTTTCCGGGATGAATCTCCACGGGGACAACTTGTTTAAATTCAGTGAGTTCGCAACGAGGAAGGAACTGACCCGGGATGGAATGACGCTTCTTGTGCGTCGTGGGTTTGTAGATGTCAATCCCACCAAGAACGGATTCATTTACTGCATATCTGCACGGGGTAAGGAGTTCTCCCGGCAGCTTGATACGAGATATGCCAAAGAGTACAGAGGCCAGATACGACTTGCGCTGCAGCATTTCTCCAATGACTCCGAACAGGGCATTTTGAATAAAATCAACAAGCTGGCGGTAGCTTCGTTGGAGAAAGAGGAGGCTGCGTTCCATGAAGAATGAGTATTACATCAAAAAGCTGTGGTTCACCGGCCCAGGGATAGAAGACTCGCCTGTAGAGTTTATCAATGGGCTGAACATCATTCACGGTGCTAATGATACCGGAAAGAGCTGGATTCTTGACAGCTTTGATTTTATGTGCGGTCTGGATCACGAGAAGTTCGTAATCGACAAGAGCACAGGATGCGATACCGTACACCTTGAGGTCGAAACTGGACACGGTACCGTCACGATGACACGCCAGCTTGAAAGCACAAAGATAGATGTTGAGAGTACTGATCCGAGAATCGATCCACACCAGTATACAGCAGGCAAGTCGAAATACTGGATTAATTCTGTATGGATGAAGATCCTCGGTATTGATGATAACGTGAAGGTCATCATGAATGAGAATGCCAAAAGGCAGTCTCTGACGCTCCGCTCGTTTCTGAACCTTTTATGTGTTTCCCTGGAAAATATGAACAGGA